ATTAGCTTCAGCTGGTAAGTATGCAGCTATTGATGCTGCTGCAACTGCTGCTTTTTTACCTGCTGCTGCAGTTGTAAAAAAATTAATCTTTACAACACCTAAAGAAAAATTAACTCAAGATACAATAAAAAAATTTATTGATTCTGGTGGTATAGATAAATCTTTAAAAGAACCACTAGATAAAGCTAGAAAACAAATTATAGATTTAGGAGTGGCACCAAAGGATGCTGATAATTATTTAGCTCTAGAAGTAAGTAAAGCGATTCCTAAATCAGGTATAGTACAAAAAGGAACTGTTGCTGATAAGCTATACAGTAGACAAATAGCTGTTGCTGAAAATGCTGGTAATGTTAGAGAAGTAGAGAAAAAAATATTAAAAGAATTAACTGGATTAAATGCTTTAGATAATGCGTCTGCTGATAAAGCGATTAAATTAATTGATAACGAAGCTAAAAATATAAGAAATATAGAACTTGCTCAAACATCAGATGAGGCTGCAGAAGCATTTAAAAACATTCAAAAAACTAAAAATAAAATATTTAAAACAGAAACTGATAATGTAATAGACGAATTTAATATTTCTTTTGCTGGAGCTAGTGGTAATCTAGAAAAAAGAATAGGATCATTATCTGATTCAATAGATAAACTACAATTAAATCAAAAAATTAAAGTAGGTCCTGTTGATCTTAAAACTTTAAGTACAGTTAATAATTTAATTAAAAAATATAAAAGACCTAAATTTAAAACTCTATCACAAAAAGAATTTAAAAAATTATCGCCAGATGCGCAAGCAAAATATTTAAATGATAAAGCTATAAAAGATTTATTTGATACTATGGGTGGTGAAGTAGGAGCTATAACTCAATTAGCAAAATTACAAACAATAGAAAAAGGTTTAAAAGCATTCAAGTCTGCTGATTTATCTTTAAAAGATATAGTACAATTAAGAACTCTAGCAACTAATGTAGATCAAACTTTACAAACTGGACCAATTAAAAATTCTGTAAGACAGCTTAAAGGTGAATTAAATACTATTATTGATGATGCTATGTTAAGTAATCCATCTGCAGCTAAAAAAATAATTGAATTTGATGAATTGCTTACTGCTAAAAGACAATCTTATTTTCAAGATTTTGCACAAACTTTTGGTTATGGTACAAGTAAAAAAGTAACAGGACCATTATCTTACGAAGGACCTAATCTATTTAATAAATTTATTAATCCTGGACCAGAAGGTTTAAAAAACTCTGCGGTTTTAGGTACTTTGATAAATAACAGAAAAGTATTTAATGCTTCTTCTAAACAAAGAATTAAAGCAGCATTATACGAAAAATATTTAGATGAAGTTGCACCTGCTGATATAGGTAAACCTGCTAAAATGACTTTTGATAAATTTAAAGAAACTTTTGGTAAACAATATAAAAATATACTTGGTAAAGAATATGATCAATTTTTTAAAACACCACAAAAAGCAATAGATGCTTATGATAATATAATTAAAAATACAGCAGATATACAAACTACATTTTCTAAAGCTCTACCAGGAATTGATGTAAATGTTTTAGATGCGGGTGCACCAGGTCAAATAGTTGAAAGTATTTTAAGATTAGGAAATAAAGCAGATATAAAACAATTAGTAACTAATTTAAATAAACAATCTCCAGAAATGCTTACAAATATAAGACAAGTATTTTTAGAAAGAATGATTAAAAATACTAGAACACAAAATGCAGATTTAGGTGTTACTTTTACAGGCCTTAATGGACAAAATTTAAATAAATTTTTAAACGAGAATAGAGGTGCTATTCAACAAATGTTTAGTAAAGAATTTTTTGATGTACATAGATCACTAGCTAATGCTTTAGAAATTATACAAAGTCCTGCTGCAATGAGAGCAGTAGATGCTCCCGGGTTGACTGGCGCTGCAAATAAAGCTGGATTATTTGTAGATATATTTGCCGGTCCACTAAACCACAAGAGATTAGTTTTAAATAGAATAGCTAGAATATATGATGGTTTTGATTTAGGCGGTGATAGTTTGAATTTATTAAGAGATTATAATTTATTTTTAAATGGAGCTAAAAAGAACTTTATGGCTGGTAACTATCCTAAAGTTATAGACGATATGTTAAAAGGCACTAAAGCAGAAAGAAATCTTGCAGATAAAGCTATTGATAAAGTAAATAAATTTATTACATTAGGATTTTCACAAAACTTTGGTAGAAGAAAAGCTTTTGATATATCTTATAGAAATCCACTTTTAGCTAAAGAATATATTAAAGAAAAATTAGATCAACAAGAAGATATAGGTGAGCCTACACCTTTTGAACCTGTAGATGTTGTTGCTAAAAAAGTGGCAGATGGTTTAGGTACAGCTTTTGATGCAACTATTGGAAAACTTACTAAAATGTTTTTAGAGTCACAAAATAAAAGAAGAAAAACAGAGAAAGGTAGAGAAGAAGATATATTTAAATCAGAGGTTTTAGAAAATGAATAAAAGAACAGCAAATACAGCACATGCTAGATTAGATAGTCACGAAAAGTTATGTCGTATTATGCAAAAACAAACTCACGATAAAATAGAAGGATTGGCAAATCAAATTGCTAGATTGGAGAAAATATTAATTGGAGCAGCAGGTCTTATTATAACTGGTTTAGGCACAGCATTGCTTCATTTAATAGATTAGTGATAAGTAAAAATAAAGGTTGTCTTTGTGAAAATTTAGCTGTTGTCTGGTTACAAGAACAAGGCTACTATGTATATAAAGGTTCTCAAACTCAATCGCCTATAGATATAATTGCTGTAGACCCAAAAACTTTAAAAAGCTCTTATTTCGATGTAAAACATATAGGTCGTAGAAAGAATGGAAGTATTATTGCTAGAACACCTAGAATTAAAGACAAGAGAATACATATATTGAGTGTAGACTTAGATAAAAAAATGTGTAGAATAGTACCAAGAAGGAATGCAAAATGGACGTAAGAAAAAAAACAGATTCAATAATAATTCATTGTGCTGCAACTAAATCATCAATGGATATTGGTTATGAAGAAATTAGAACGTGGCACGTTGATCAAAATGGTTGGGATGATGTAGGCTATCATTTTATAATTAGACGTAATGGTAAATTAGAAAAAGGTAGACCTGAAGGATACTCAGGAGCACATGCTCCTTCTCATAATAGTAGAAGTATAGGAATTTGTTTAGTTGGTGGTATGGCAGATGACGGTGGTCCTGAAAATAATTTTACTTTAGAGCAATTTTTAACTTTAAAAGATTTAGTAAATATGATAATGGACAAGTATTCAGACATAACTGAAGTTCTAGGTCATTGCGATGTTCAAGAAAATAAACCTAATTGTCCAGGGTTTAATGTTAAAGAATGGTTAAACAAGGAGGCAATTAATGTGGCTTAATATTGCAGCTAAACTTGTCCCGGGAATGATTAAGACTGGAATGAAAATTGCAGCTAATCGAAGACAGACAAAAGAATTTGAATCTATGGCTGAAATGAAGCATGCGGAGAGAATGGCCAATGGTGAATTGGAATATAAAAAGGAAATTATTAAGAGTAATGATAATGGCTGGAAGGATGAGTTCGTCCTTATTTTGGTTTCCGCTCCTGTTCTTATATTGGTGTATTCTATTTTTTCTGACGATCCAGAAATTCATGCTAAGTTAACAATTTTTTTTGATCAATTTAACAATATGCCATACTGGTATCAAGCATTGTTTATTGGTGTAGTTTCAGCAATATACGGATTGAAAGGAGCCGATATAATAAAAAGAAAATAATATGGAGTATGCCAAGTGGATTACAGATTTACAGCAATTCTTATTATCTTATTATGCGGTTTGGCATTTTTCGTTGAACCAGCTTGGCCTAAACAAATAATTCTTTCCAATTATCTCCAGTAATTTGATCTGCAAGTTTTTTCTTATTACTTAAAGTTTGAAGTATTTTTTCATCTATAGTTTTAGGACATACAAAGTCTATATATAATACTTTATCTTTTTGACCTATTCTATGTGCTCTATCCTCTGACTGTAATCTAACTTCCATATCGTAAGTATTATTAAAGTATATAACTGTCTTAGCATTAGTTAATGTAAGACCATATCCACCAGTTCTAGGTTGACCTATAAAATATTTAATATCTCCTTTTTGAAATTTCTCAACTATTTCTTGTCTTACTTCTGATTCTGTCTCTCCATAATATGTAGCAACTTTACTTGCGCCATATTTTTTAGCTAGTGCGTCACGGATCATTTGTATTGTTCTTCTAAATGTAGCCCATATAATTACACCACCTTGTGTTTCTTCTAACACATCTAACAATTCATCTAGTCTAGGATTAGTTCCTTTGATTACTTCTTCAGTTCCATCGTCAAATTTAACAAATCCACATAATATCTGCTGTAAACGTAGAATTCGTGTGATAATAAGAGGCGCAGTCACTAATTTTTCTTGTTCTAGCTCTAATATAGCACGTTTTTTCAATTGAGTGTACATGAGCTTCTGAGCCGGCGTCATGTCGATTTGTCTTGTAGTTCTTACTTTTGGTGGTAAATCTAAGCATTCTTCTTTTGTAACTCTAAAACTATGTTTATCTAATATAGATTGTAGTTCTTCTAATCTTTGATAACCAACTATTTCATCAAAACTATGTGTAGACACTCGTCTTCTTCTAATAACACAAAATGTATTTCTATAAGCATAGAAACTATTTTGTAAAATGTATTCATCAAGAAAATTTACTTGAGCCCATAAGTCTAATGGACCTTGGGTCACTGGTGTACCAGTTAAAATTCTTCTATACTTAGCAAGTCGACCTAGTTTAAGACAAGCTTTAGTTCTTCTTGCTGTTCTATTTTTAATATTTGTACTTTCATCTATACATAAAAAAGCTTTACTTGAATTTAATAATCTATGTAAATAGTTTTTACCTTTGTCTGTAGATAGAGCTTCTATATTTATAATAAAAAATTTTAAATTATGATTTGGTTTTAAAAAATTAGTAAGTGATTCTATATTAGATTTAGTTTCAGTAGGCGACCATACTAACATTTCTGTAAATTCTTTTACGTCATCTGGCATATGCGTATTAAATTCAGAGCTTAACCAATTTCTATAAACACCTTTAGGTGCGGCAATAACCGCTGTATCTATTTTACCTTCTCTATAAAGATAAGCAATGTTATCTATAATTACTTTAGATTTACCAGTGCCCTGCTCCATAAATAAAGCATAACTTTCTTTATCTTTGCATTTTAAAAATGCATCATATTGATGTTTATAAGGTTTAGTTTTAAACTTATACTTTATAAAATCTTTATCATTTATAAACTGTACTTGCATTTATTCTTTCTGTTTTCTAATTATTAATTTACTTTATATAGAATTTAATTTATAAGTAAATCTAAAAATAAGAAAGGAGAACTATGGCGAAAGTTTATGTAGTGCAAGAAAATCCTAGAGTTAATATTCTTGCAGCA